AACAGACTCGATGGCTGCCTTTAGCTGTGGGCCAATAATAGGGATAAGCTCCCTAAGTTGTTCAATCATGCCCTGCAACGCTGGCATTACAGATAGAGTGGCTTCCTCACCAATGGTGCCAAGCTCGTGGCCCATAAGTTCCAGCTGACCGCTAAAGGTCTGTGCAAATGCGGCACCTGATCCACCGAATTGAGATTGCAACTCAGCAAGAATAATTTTCTGAGCACCCATAAGGTCACCAGATTCTTGCAGTGCCTTTACCTGGTCACGCTGTTCATCGGTGAAAGATACACCGACCCTAGTAAGTGCTGTCAGACCTCTGATTGGGTCATTAAGTGCTTTACCTAATCTGATTGCCTCACCCGAAGCACTCGTGCCCATAGCCCTTGCAAGATCAACCATGACACCAGCAGTCTGGTTAAAGATGTCATTGCCAGCCCCTGCCTGGTTCTGAATGTTTTTAAAGGTAAGTAGTAGGTTTGCACCCTCTTGGATTGTTTCAGCTTCGGTGGCTGTAAGACCTTCAAGGCTACCTGCCAGCTTCTCAATACCTGCTGCACTAATACCAGCGGTGTTGCCCATTGACTTGATGGTCTGCTCGGTCTGTGCGTTGATACGCTCAATGCGAGCTAGTGATTGAACATTCTTTGCAATCAAAGCACCAGCACCGGCGATAGCAGCACCAAGCACAGCAAAGTTGCGACCTAATGAACCAACAGAGCTTTTAAGCTTTCCTAGTTGTGCGTTAGCTGCCTTTAGGCCTTTAGGGTCAAAGCTGGTGAGGATGGGTATTCTAATTGCCATTTAGCGAACCTTTAGTTTTTGGTTGATGCGACCAACATAAGCATCAAGTGTTTTTACCATGTCATCTCTAATGCCTGAAATGCTTACTGCAACTGCTGGGTAAACATAGCGAGATGGTGTGCCGCCTAAAGCCTTAGTCAGCCCTTTGCCTTGGCCTGTAATTCTGTATGAAAATTCTTTTACCTGACCTCGCCTAACAATTCCACGAGACTTAGTTGGCCGTTGTCTACCTGATCCACTTTTGCGACCTGTGCCTTTGTATTCGTAAGGCAATCGAGGCCCATGAGCCATTGTTTTTCTGCCAGCCATGTCAGCGATGTCAAAACCAGCAGCGTTTTTATCTGACGATTCAGCAACTAAGGTAATCAGCGATGAGGTGTTGCTAAATTTACTATCTGTGGTTTTTAGTTCTGCCCTAACTTTGCCACCGCCATACTTAGTTCTGCCGTAATGCGACATTCCAGATGTTGGTGCAACGCTTGGTATGCGTGATTTGATTGCGGTCACAGCAGGTAAAGTAATACGCTTAATGTCTTTGCGTAGCTCTTTTATAGATCCTGGTTGCACAGCATCAAGAAGCTTCAAAGTTTCTTTGACACCTTCAAGACGAATTTGGTCAGCCACAAGACTCCTAGATTGTAATACTGTGTCTATTCTACTCAAAAGAAAAACCCCCTTTCGGGGGCCTATCTTTTAGCAGTGCGGCTTTGATTCTTTGAAATTAAATACCGGCTCAGTGTCCAGAGCATTCGTTCATCGAGTTCCAACAACTCTCTAGGGCTTATGCCAGTTTCAACAGCTAGAGATGCTATAAACCAATGTGCGGATTGATCCCCTAGACCTTTGATGCTTTTGGGTCATCAGCGGCCGATACAGATGCGACATCGTCAACCCACTCATCGAATGTTTTGGCAGTTGCCTTAGTGCGTAATTCACTTGCCCAAGCTAGGAAAAGCAGGTGAGTGATTTTGAGGTCTTTGTCTAGGTTCGCTATGGAGATGTTGAAGTGTGTTTCAAACTTCACCATGTCGGATGCTAGGCAAGTAATCTCTTTAGGTTCACCAGGCTTGTCGTTGAACTCTATTTGTAGGTTTATTTTCATGCTTTTATCCTAGTTGGTTAGGCTGTGGCTCTGGTAACTTCACCAGATACTGGCCATGTGACCGATAGGGTAGCCAAGTCACCGATAGAACCAGCAAATGGTTGATACTGGGTTACTAAAGCTGTGAATTGATACTCCGGGTTGGTTGCTGAAATAGCGGTGCTAGTTGGGCTGACCTTGACTGCAACAGTTGAACCCATAAGTGGGAACAAGATTGCGTCAACAGCACCAACGCCAAAGTCCTGGTGGAAGTCAAAAGATACTGATGCGTCTTTTAGGCCACCGATTCTTGTGCGGTAAGTTGATCCAAATGCAGTTGTTTCTACTTCATCGCTTGTAATGTCAAGAGTCACAGAAGCAATTGAACTGCTTAAAACAGTTGTGCCAATTGTAACCTTGTAGTCTTGTGCAAAAAACTTTGCCAATTTATTCTCCTAGTTTGCTATGACTGCGACTGTAAAATCGGCAGCCAGGTATGTGTTGTCATTTAGCAACAATGAACCAACGGAGTTCATCGTAACCACTCGGCAATCGTAGGCATTACCACCAAGCGTCTTATCTGATTCTAGTGCATACTTAACACTGCTAGACCCAGTAGAAATGTAGGCATCAAGCCTTCGCTGTGCTGCTCTTTCGGCAACTCTGCCAACAACCACAGTAACTGTAAAGTTATACCTAGTTAAACCTCTGTCAAAAGCTCCGTCATAATCAACAGATGTTAATGACACAACAGCAATAGGTGGGTTGGGGTTATCAGGTATTTCAGCAGCAGTTCTGAGGCCGGTGATTGTGCCAATGTTAGTTGCCAGAGCAGTTCTAATTAGAGTGATGCTCATTAGCCGAAATGCCTCATGATTCTAAATGGCATTGCTAGTTGCTCAACATCTGCATCAAGGTATCGGCTGACTCTAATTTGGCCTAAATCACCCATGCCAATAACACCCAACGGACTGTCTAATCTTTTGAAAAGTCTTGATGACTGAATGATTGTTGCTTGCTTGATTGCAGTAGGAATAGAAGCAAAACCCCAAGTGCCAGTAATGCGAACAAGAGCTTGTTGATCTAAATAGGGCCACGCATAAGTGCCAACTGCTCGAATGTGAGTAAAAGACATAAACAAACCATCAGAGCGGCTGTTAAGCGGTTCTAGTTGGTAGTCGTTTGTATCCCAAATTGTGTATGAATCGCCCACCTCATCGGTAGAGGCTACCTGGGTGATTGTGATTGCGTCATCAATAATTAAATTAATTCCATCGGTGGCGGCAAAGTTTCTAACAGCAGTGCCGGCGTTGCTAAAGGTTCTAGCTGTGTAGCCGTCAATCATTCTAGAAGCTGACTCAATAGAGGTTTCTAATAAGCTGTCATCAATAGAGTCGGTAATCCTTAGTGCTGCTTTTACATCTTCGAGTGTGGCGTAGCCATTAGTGATTGCCATAATGTCTCTATTCTACCGCCTAAAAAGCATACGCTCTTTTATAGCCGTTGAGCTAATCCCCTCGGTGTAAGGTATGTAGATCAAGCTTATGTAGCGTTCATCAAGCCAGTCTTGGTCAAAGCTCATTTGGGCGTGGTAATCTTTCCTTGCCCAGTCAGAGCCAATGGCAATAATGTCAGGGTAAACCTTTTCAATAGCTTCCTTGCTGTCTGCACCGCCTGTGTTTGCAACTACCGCTGTGACATAGACACAAGACCTAAGCACCTCAGCCCTATCAGCGTAGCTAATGATTGGTGGCTTGCCTTTATAAGCCTCAATAAACTCATCGGTGTTTAGCGACACATAGACCTTGCCCAACCTGGCACATCGTTCTAAGAAGCGAACATGCCCAGCGTGAAATAGGTCAAAGGTTCCACCGCTGTAAATAATTTGATCTAACCCCATGAGTTTTCTCTCCGTATTTTTAGCGACCAGTTGCCCTCTGTAAAGTCGTTGTTGCTTACTTTAGCGGTCATTAGTTTTTGGTTGTTTTGAAAACTGACGGCGTTTTTTTGTTCATTGCCTTTTAGCGTTGAGCTGTTTTGATGATGGACTATTGCATCAATTCTTTTGACTGGCAAATCAGCGTTTCTAATTCGGCGTTCATAATCGTTGTCATCAAAATACAGCGGATAAAAGCGTTCATCATACAAGCCAACAGTTTCCACAACCTTCTGACCAATAACTATGCAAGACCAGTCAGGCACAACATGAGGAAAGCTGAGACCTTCTGGATCAGCATCCATAGCAATAATTTCTAGTGCTCCCTCGGCAAACCAAGCATCGTCATTTACTAGCACCCAGTAAGGGGCGTAAGGCGTTGACTTGATAATTAGGTTCCAGGCTCCGACTAGGCCTAAACCATAGGGCACTCGTATTAGCCATAGGTTATTTACCTTTTCTGGCTTGCTAGGGTTCCAGCTTTGAGTGCCTGAGTTATCTATAATGACAAGGTGCTCGACTGGGTAATCTATTGACGCAAGTAATCTGTCGGCTAGGTCAAAGCGTGTCAAAGTTGCAAAGCCTAAGACCGGTATCACTTTAGTAGCTTGTCCAATACTGGTAGCCAATTTTCTTGCCAAACTTTTTCATGGTCAAACTGTTGTGCAAACTCCACAGCCTTGGCAGACTTTACCTTGCCGTTAGCGTAAGCCTGTTCTAGTGCCTCTGCAATTTCTGGCACTGATGGAATAGTCCAAAATGAATGCTGTGCAGGATCGTAGAGTGGCTGGCCGTTGACTGCCCAACCATCGCCAACTAGCTCTGGGCTTGCAGTAAAGTTGCTAACAATTACGGGCACACCGACTGCCTGAGCCTCTACTGTTGGAACACCAAAACCCTCACCATAGCTAGTGGCAAGCATTACATCCCAGCTTGAATAGATACCAGCTAAAGCCTCTTGGCTCATTCCGTAGCGGTAAGCAAGTGGGTCAGGGAATGTCATGTTGTCTGCTGGTATGCCTAGTATTTGACCAAGTGCCATAAGGTTCCAACCATGCTGTGAAGTTGCATCAGCGTGAATGTAAAGCATTGCCTCCGGGTGCTTGCGACAAAAGATAGCAAAAGCCATCATGTTTTCACCAAAAGCCTTGCGGTGCAAAATGCCTGTTGCTTTGTTAGCGGCGTTCATGCCAACAATAAATCGGTCATCCTGAAAACCCATAAACTCTTTGACCGATTGACCCTCGATAGTTTCGGTGTATTTAAATACCTTGGTGTCAATGCTGTGAGGTATGTAGTGGCCTTCTAACCCAGCTTTGTTTATTTGCTCTAAGCCAAACTTGCTCATGGCTAATGGCGTGACATTATCTTTTTGCAACCATTTCAAAACACCAGGTGGTATTGGGTTGTGGTCAATCGGTGTCCAGCTTGCCATGTTGATTGAATCAAAGTGTGGAGAGTTTAGAACCCAGACATCGTAGAGGGTAATCATTAGATCGGGTTGCTTATCGTTAAGTGCTTTCCAGTGCTTATGATGTGCAGGTGCTACATCGTTAGAGTATGACTCATTGCCTCTGGCATAGATAGGAATTTCTCCCCATTTAGTTTTGTAGATTGTGTTGATGCCCTCGTGTCCGTAATTAGACAAAGCTGCAACATTAGCACCATCACGCTTTAGTAGTTTGACTAGTGCATCGGTAGCTTGTCCGTAGCCAGTTGGTTGACCTGGTGAATTGCTTAGAACCGAAATTGTGCCTTTTAATCTTTTATTTGTTTTGCCCATTGTAGGTTTCTTTCTCTTGCTAAAAATCATAGCAAAAGATAGGCCCCAAGCGAACCTACACGCTTGGGGCCTATCAGCTTTTTAGCTAGGTATTACTTACCCTGGTAGAAGCCAATGTGACTTGCGTGGGTTAGTCCACCATCAACTCGCATTAGACCTCTGTAAGTTACAGTGTCAGTATTGAATGCGTAATCGGTTGACTGATCAACACGAACTCCGCCGGCAATTCTACACTTAAAACTTGGGAGATGCCCAAACAATACTGACTTAGTAGCAGTTCCAACAGCAGCAACATTTGGGTTTTCAAATACTGGGTAGCCAAGCAATGTTGCTGGCTGTCCCTGCACTGCGTTGTCTGTCCAGATGTAAGCACCTGATCCATCCTTTAGCTTACGAGCAGCGGCAATACCGGTCTTGCTCATCTGAAAGCCAAGTCCTGGTAGAACTCTTGCTCCATCAGCGATGCCGTAAACAAGGTCAATCAAGTCCTCATACTCAGCGGCAAAGTTAACAGCAGTTCCACGAACAACAGAACCAGCAGCAGTCGATAGCTTTGTAGTTAGAACGTTGTTGACCTTTAGGCCAAGTGAGGTTCCAAGCTGCTGTGCAATGTAGCTAGTGATGTTGAAGCCAGCATCAGAAACAAGTTCCTGTGCTACCTGAACTAGAGCACCATACTTTTCTGCACCAAGTGTGATGGATGCAAAGGTTGGGTTGCTTTCGCTGATATCTGCACCAGCTGCAACAGAACCTGATGTAGAGGTTGCTGTAACTGTTGGGATAACTAGGTTTTCACCAGAGGTTGTGTTGAAGATTTCTGATGTGGTTAAAATTGGACCGACTAGCTGGGCAATTTCAAAAACTTGATCAAAAAAACTTTGACCCACAGTGTTGGCGGATGGAACTAGTGTACGAGCCTCACGAGCAAACTCGTGTCCACGCATTTCACCCATAGCAATTGAGCGTAGGATGTCTGCATCGCTGTTTGCTGGTGTTGAAACTGAAGGTGCAAATGAAGCTGCTGCCTCAGATGCACGAGCTTCGCGATCTGCAATGTTGCGAGCGGTTGTAATAGCTGTATCGGCCTGGTCAATGTCAGCCTCAATACGGGCAATCTTTGTGTTTTCTTCAGCGGATAGTCCACGAGCTTCCCCTGATGCAGTGTCAAGAACTTCTCTTGCTTGTGCAATCAGGTTGTTGCGGACATCCATCTGAGTCTTAATAAAATCAGACAATGTGATTCTCCTAATAAATAGTTTGATAAGGGATGACTGCGGTGCTGACACTCAACAGAAAACAGCGGTGCTAACACTCAACTGATATTAATAAGTTTATAGGTAGAAAAAAACCCCAGCTCAGGAAGGGGACTGAACTGGGGGTAAAAGAAACTGTTAGCGAGTTTCTTTTGTCTCGATAATCCTAACCTCTTTGGCCGGAGTCGCTGAGTTCTTGTTGTCTAGTTCCCACACAGCTTTGGCAATGGTTTCTGCCATGTCTGCTATTACGCCTGTTTGTGGGTTGCCAACAGCGTTTAGTAATGCTGCTTTAATTTCATCTTTGGTTGCCATGTTTAAATCCTTTTCAGTAATAGGTCAAATTGCTTTTTCTTTAGGTCTAGCAACTCTAGCCCGTTGTCAATTACAACGTCTTCAGTTTCTGGTTCTGCCTTTAGCTTGTTTACAACTTCAGTAATTAGGTTAGCGTTTTCCTCATCCAGTTCTTCACCAGACTCTAGTTTTAGCAGTGCATTGGCAAGCTGGTCTGCATCAATTGAGGTAGCTGATCTAACTGTTGCAGTTGTAGAACCGTAGGCAGGAAATGAAACAATGCTTGTTTCAAATAGTCTTACCGATTCCAAAGTTCTAGTTTGCCCATCTCTTGACCACGAATCTTTGATTACATTAAAACCAAAGCTCATGCTGTCAATAACTTTAGTGCGTAAAAGCTCTGCAACATCTCTACCTCTTGAAGTGTTGGGTAATTTTGCAGTAACCCTTAG